GGCGAGGAAGAAGGACACGGATGTTATAGCCCTGTGGCCTAGCCTCAATGGTGGCACGGTACTCTCTGCGGATAACCAGACTTTCTCTACGGCGAATGTTCACGCCGCTATAAGTAGGGCGAAAGCCAATAATTTTGGCAACCAGCTTTACATAATTCATCACCCAAATGCGGTTGCGGAGCTTTCTAAGGCTTCGGCTACAACGGCTGATACAGCAGCAGCGGCAGGGCTTACCAATGGATGGAGTGTAGACCTGTTACAGAATTTCTACAGCGGTCTTCGCCCCATCAACGGTGTCAGCATCTTTGAAGATGGGAACATCGGGAAGATTTCTACCACTGACTCTGGATATGGTGTTATCGCTGACAAGACCGCTATGGCGGCACTTAATAGCGTAGACACCAGGACTGAGCGACAGCGTGACGCATCTCTCAGGGCCACGGAAGTGGTAATGACCGCAGACTACGGCGTTTTTGAGTTAGATGACAGCCGTGGCGCAGCATTTAGGGCTGAGATTGGCGATCTTTCCTTTAGTTAGGCCTAGGTAAGTGAGGGTAAGTAATGGTAGGGATAACTGAACGCAACCAGCAGAAGCAAGAACTAGTTGATGCGGGGTTCTCGCTAAGATACATAGACGAGTGGATTCCTAAAACCACACTGCACCGCCACAAGGCTAGTTACAATGTAACAGGTAGTGTGTCAGAAGATGTTGGTTCTACGGTAAAGGGAGTTCCAGGTAGTCCAGACTATGTGTTGCGTAAGGCTAAGATAGGACTATTCCCCTGGGCTCCTGGCGAAAGCTGTGAGTGCCAGTGGTGTGTTGCGGGTAGGGGTGAAGAGGTGGAGGAGCCAGTTATAGTTGAGGTAAAGGATTCTAGGACTCAGGCTGCAAAGGGGACATTTAACAAGACATTAGGCTGGGCAATAGTAGATTGTCCCGTATGTGAATACGTAGCTGAAGGCGCGTCCCTTGCGGGTGCGCGATCAAGGCTGCGGGCTCACTCAAAGGGACACTAGAAGTACAATTCCGGGGCGGCTGTAAAGATAGACCGAGGCCGTCCCAGATAAAATAAATATCGGACTATCGCAGGACTTAGAACCTGTAAACTAAACCTTAAAGGAGGTTTATTATGTCGTTTCCACAAACGATAATGGGTAAATATGGGTGGGAGAAAGTAACCACTTCTGCCCAGAAACACAAACTAGGTACTCGGATGCAGATTTTTGATAGAGAATTCGTGTATTGCGAAGCAGGTGAAGATATAACGGCAGGTAAATTAGTAATGGGTATTGATGGAACTGCTGCCCATCAGGTTGACCTAGCAGTATCTGCCGCCTCTGCTGGAGCTACTACTGTAACTCTTACGGGGTCTTTAACTATTGCAAAGGATCTATACAAAGATGGATGGCTTATCTTCAACGATGTTGCAGAAGAAGGTCATATGTACAGAGTCAAAGGTAATACTGTGGTATCAAGTGCAACAGGGTGTGTAGTAACACTTGACGAAGAAGACGGGCTTGCAACTGCGATAACAACTTCACAGCAAGTTGGGCTATACGAAAATCCATACACGGAAGTAGAGGCACATGATGCTAATGACGTAGACCATGCTCCTCTAGGTTGGACTTGTGTAGATATTGCAGATACTGATTTCGGATGGCTTTGTGTCAAAGGGTTTACAACAGCTTTAATTGATGGAACTCCTGGCTTAGGTGTTCCTTTAGTAGCATCCAATGGCGTAGATGGGGCAGTAGAAGTCTATGATGAAGATGGTACAGTTAATCTTTCTCCCGTTGGTTACATGGGGCCGATAGCTGGCGTGGCTGGCGAATACGGGCTTATTAAAGCAAACATAGAGTAATGATTTCAGAACTTTGGACTCCACCGGGGGTTACGGATCACTCTGTATCCTCGGTGGGGTACAATGCTGAGACAGGCGGGGGTATTCAGCAACACGTATTCCAGGTACATGACCCCGTCACGGATAAGAGGCACAAGTTCTGTATCCTTGCGGATGGGGATACTTCCCAGGCGCATTTAGAGGATATGGTATCCAATGCGGTAGATAGCTGGTTAAAAGAGGTTCGACAGAAGGATCACAAGCCAGCTCCAACGCCAGAGCAGCGCAAGGAAATAGGAAAGATCCTAGACGATATAAGGAAAAGTAGGATAAGGCGTAAGCAGAGTTCTACAGGAGTCATCCACTTTACTGGATTAGGGGGAGTCAATGGCAAACACAGACGTAACGGTAAATGAACAGGACCTTTCAGAGGTTTTGCGAGGTAAGGTTAACGAGACGGTGACCTTGCAGGTACAGGTTGCCGCATTAACCCGTACAGTCACAGAAAAAGCCAATCAGATTGAGGAACTTGAAAGTAAGCTCGCCAACCTAAACGGTAAGGAGGCATCAAATGCCAAGGGTGGGGAAGAAAAAGTTCCCGTACACAACCAAGGGTAAGAAGGCCGCTAAGGCCTATGGTAAGCGGACTAAAAAGAAGGTCCGTAAAGTTAAATATTAAACATCGTGGGGTGCAGGTATGGCAGTTATTCACGGACGAACCCGCGCCCAGCTTCGTCAAAGCATTGGGTATAATTTAGGTGCGGTATATGTATCGTCGCCTAGTGGTAACGGCGCAAGTGACGGGTCAACCATTGTAGATAACACGCTTATCGGTGCAGATGACAACCATAACGGTAGGTGGGTTGTTTTCGTTGACGATTCTGCCAGTACCGTAGAAACTACTCGGGCATCTGATTACACATCTAGTTCTACGACGCTTACAGTGTCGCCTGTTCTAAGTGCTGCTGCGGCTTCGACTACTTCAGACTCATATGAACTATGGGATGACGAGTATAATCCCACAGTACTAAACGACTTCATTAACCAGGCTATCCTTGAAGCTACAGGTAGGGCTTGGGATCCTATAGAGAATCTCTCTTTTCATACAGACGGTCATCAGCAGAGATTCGATGTTCCGTCTGGTATATCCATGATTCAAGATATCTACTATCGCAACAGCGTGGACTTTACACGTCTCCATGCGTGTGCCGAGGCGTTTGACGAGACGGTTGATAGTGATATAACGGTATCTCTTGATACGAAGGATAAAAAGCAGGGAACTCAGAGCTGTAAATTCGTAATAGCTGCCGGGGCATCTGCCGGGGATATTGCTACTGACTCAATTTCTAGTAAGAATATCAGCGGATACGACTATATAGAAATGTGGGTAAAGAGTACGGTAGCTACTAGCGCGGGTAATCTTAAACTCTTACTAGACAATACTGCGTCATGTGCTAGTCCTATAGAAACACTCAATGTTCCTGCTCTCTCGGCAGACACATGGACTTTTGTACGGATGGCACTTTCCAATCCTGAGACCGACACTGCTATTATTTCAGTGGGACTTGAGTACGATTCGGATCTTGGGGCCTGTACCATATGGCTGGACGATATCAGTGCGGTAAAGAACGACACCGCAGAGTGGGTCAAAATACCTCGTAACCTCTGGAAGATCGATAAAGAGGCCAAGGATGTGGTATTAGATAGCTACGCTCACGGGGTAGCCCGGTATAATCTACTCAAGATAGTGGGTGGTGATAAGCCTGCCCTACTAACCTCAGACTCCGACACCTCCGAGATCAACGAGGAGTATCTAATAGCTGCTGCCACAGCAAGGGCCTTCGCGGCTACTTCTGGTGGTAGCGGCACAGATCCTGACCAACGCCGCTCTCAGGCAGGTTTCTGGTTCGGTATGGCTAATCGTGCCAAGAGGTCGCTACCACTTCTAACTAATGTACGGCTGGTTGAATAATGGTCGCAAAGGTAGAGAGCCCAAACGAGATCAGTCTCAATGGGGTTTATTACCCTATAATGAGGCCTGTGCAGAGTGTCTTAGCCTCTATATATCCTTCTAAGGTTGTTATAGGGGATACCAGCAAAGATTCTCAAGCTCGTACTTCTATAGTTGCCTGGTCAGACTGGCGTGGGGGTATCGGCATAGACCGTATGGAACACGGTGGGGACGTTAACCGTGCCTGGTGGTCTGACTGCCAGCTACGTTACAAGAACCATCTCGTACTTGGTAACCTAGCCAATAAGACAGATACTGTCGCGCATGGTCTTGCTACGGCTGGTTCGGGTACCGGCATAGCGACTATTAACGAGCATAATGACAAGATATACGCGGTATGGAACGATGCGGTAGGCAATAATTCAAAGATATATGTGTACAGCAATGCGTCCGACGTATGGTATGACGGCAGGACTGCGGGTGACGAGAATGTTATCGGGGCTCACGCCAGTGATACTGGGCTTGAGGGAATAGAGATACAAGTCACTGACTCGCTGAATTACACGGACAGTTCTAATGTTAGCTGGCTGATATTGGCGCACTATGATTCTTCAGGTAGCACATGGTCTTTTGCTAGATATCCTAGTTATGACGGCACTAATAATGGGGTATGGGATAAACCCGATACTGCCAAGGCTACTAAGTATTTAGAAAGTTGGGATAATAGACTATGGGGAATATCTAACGAGGGGCAGTTATGGTATGCGCTCACTGTATCGGATGATGACGGTACTGCTGTAGACGATGCCCGATTGCCTTTACCTGCTGGGTACTGCACCGGCTTATTCGTAGCCCGTGACGCAGGAGGAGAACCTATCCTCTATGCGTCTACCAAAAAGGGCCTGTGGGCGCACGATGCGGCTAATGCCAGGTTTGTTAAGACAGAGGTAGAGTTCCCGTTCCATCCCCATGCGGGCAAAGGAGCGGATAGATGGAGAGACTCTATATATTTCCCTTCTGGGTTGGGGTTGTATCGGTACGTTAACGGGACTAATGCCGCGGTTTTATCCGTCGTTGGTCCTGACAGGGATGACGGGCTTCCCGAGTCCAACAGAGGCACCATCATGCTGACCGAGGGTACTCATAACGAGCTGCTCGTGGGCGTGGATGCTACCACAGCACCGACCATAACAGACTCCGACAGTGTACCGTTCCAGTGGAGCCCTACACACGGTGGGCGTGGCTCCCCGGTAATAAATGAGGGGACTGGTTCTAGTAGCATCCTTGGGTACAACGAGCTTGGATGGGAAGCTAAGTGGGTAGCAGATAAGGAAGGCAGAAGAATCGACGCTATGCACGTATCGAACGCCTATTCAGATGTGAATGAGAACTATCGTCTTTGGTTCGGGTTTGATGATCACGTATACTACATGAAACTCCCTGTTGATATCATTAATCCGTCTAGAGTGAGTGAGTTTGAATATGCCGTAAGTGGTACCCATGAGACCCCCTGGTTTAACGCGGGGCAGAGTGAGGTAGATAAACTAGCTCTCAAGCTTAGGGTAGAAGCACAGGATTTATCTACAACAGAGAAGATAACGGTGACCTACGCTACCGACTATTCGGAAAGTTATTCGGTTTTCAGAGATGCGGATGGGAATGATGTCAGTGAGATTACTAGCACTACTCTTGGGGCGACCTCGGGTATAACAACATTCACATTCGGTTCTTCTGCTGGTACTGCCTTCCGTGCCATCAAGTTCAAAGTAGCGTTGATACGTACAAATGTTACGACAACGGCTAACTACAAAAAGAAAACTCCTGATATGGTCTCCTTAACCTTGGAGTGGAGAAAGAAACTACCTGCTAAGTGGGGACACCAAGTACAGGTGGATCTCAATAAAGAGTATAAAAGTAAGAGTTCTAAGGATCTACGTGCGGCACTTCTAGCTGCGGTAGAGAGTACCACGTTAGTAGAGTTCACCTTCCGTGACGATAGCGGAGGTACACGTAATTTCTATGTAGACGTTGCTAGCGCCACGGGCCTGGAATACAGTGGGTACGATGAGCGCGGAGTATCTACTATAAATCTGGTGGAACCATGATTTTCGACGCGGGTACCACAACTATCAGTACGGCAGGTACAGAGCAGCGGATATCTAATACCACTAACAGAGTATTATGGATCAAAGCTAAGGCTCTTGCGGCTAACTCTGGCATTACATATCTAGGGGTCAGTGATGTTACCGCGACCAATGGGTATGAGCTATCCGCTGGGAATGAGATAGAGATAGACTTTAAGGCCGCAGGCGGCACTATCGCATTTTCTACTATATACGTAGACGCGGCTACCAACGGAGATAAAGTCTGTTGGGCCGTGATATTGGATGGGTAGATGCGTAAGGAAAAGCAGTGACTACACAAAGTGGCACGGTGCCAGAAGGATGGCGGGGTAGTGAAGCGGCATATGTGGCATTCGAGGCATTAGTTCGTGCTGGGAAGGAACCTGGAAAGGACTTTAATTACCAGCCTCGTACTCAGGGAAGGCGCTTAGAGAGTAGTATAGAGACAGACTTTACGTTCACTGATCCTCCCGATCTAGCGATGCAGGTACAGGAGTCGTTTTACAGTCATCATAGCGGTATTGAGACACGAGGAATGGATGTGTTATCGAAGGCTCAACTTGCTGGTCAGGGCGTAACGCTGATAATGTTAGAGCATGATAAGTTGGTACAGGACCCGGACTGGGTGATTTCAGAGGCTCTCCAGTACCGTGATCATAGCTGGGAGTAGATTATGGCTATAACTGATATTGATTTAAGCGGGAAGCTATTTCAGGATGACGGAGACCCTGTTAACGGGGCAACCGTTGCGCTTTTGGAAACAGGAACAACTTCACAGGAAACCTCTACCACTACGGATAGCAACGGTGCCTGGTCATTTACAGAGACAAGTCTTGATACTACCTACGATATAAAGATAACGTCAGGCACCAGTGTCAGGTACATACTCTGGTCTGACGAGATCACCACCAAGGGGGTGGATACCGCAAGTCTAAAGGTGCGTGGTGTGGAAGGTGCGGCTGCGCCTATCTACTTCTTTGCGGATCAGGCGGATGATGCGGGTGATGGGTGGAGGATGCAGGCTTCTGCCTCAGACACCCTTGCCATAGGCTCAGATAAGGCTTCTGCGGGCACTATTATTGACTACTTGACCATAACCAACGGTGCGAACGCGGCGGCATCTATAACAACTATAC